TTTAATAACAGACTCTTGCGCGTCTATCACGTCATTAGCTTCTTGAAGATCTTGCTCCATCATTTTTTCTTGCGTGTAACTTTTTTATATCTAGTTTTTTGATCTTTATTAATCTTTTCTAGTTTTTTTGCTTGCGCAGCATGTAATTTACTGGCTTTTTTCAAACCTTTTATTACTTCATTTAAGTCTTTTGTATAATGTGCCATTTTTTTACCTCTAGTCTTCGTATAGATTATCAAATGTGATGCTAGGGTCAAGATAACTTTGATGGCCTTCTGCTGAATGTGTGTATTGCGATGGTCTGAAATCTGGTGCGCCTTCACCTGTAACCCATAAAGCAGGACTGGTTGCTCTTACTCTATTGTTTGGTAAAGCTACAAAATTACCTTTCCATTCACACTCTTCTGTTATATATAATACATGTGATTGTTTATGTTGCGCAGGATCATCAGCTATATCTGAATCGGTATAATCTACTGTAAAAAGATATTTACCTTGATAAAAATCCCCATCTATTTTGCAAAGCCAGGGACTAGAACTTACTCGATCCAGTACAACTACTGAATGATGCCTAGACTCGCAGTCCCAGGGTTGAGCTAAATGATCTTCCATAGGCATAGGGAAATCTTCTGTAGGTATATCTGCGACTAATGCTTGTATCGGCATCCTTGCCCACATCGCACCACCATGTATATTACCTTCATCATTATCCTCGCACTCTGATTCGCACCCAGTAAACACCACCTGAAAACTAAGCGATCTATCAGGTATTGTATTTACAGCAATTGCAAGTGCGTGTATGTACTCATTGTGATATTTTTCGTGATTATGAGTGAACTCACGTCGCACCCAACATTTAAAATGTGGGATGTTACTTATTAGGTATGACAATTTATCTCACTTTTTTCCTTACCTTTCTCATCATGCCACCTTTGGACATCTTACGAGCCGACCCACCTTTCGACATTTTACGCGCTGCACCCCCTTTTGACATCCTACGTGTTGCTTTGGCTTTGGACATCTTTCTAGCTGCGCCACCTTTAGACATTTTTCTTGCTGTACCGCCTTTAGACATTTTTCTAGCAGCACCGCCTTTAGACATTTTTCTTTTTGAGCCATACTTAGACTTCTTAGCTGCGCCACCACCTCTCATCTTTCTTCTTGCACTACCGCCTTTTGAGCTTTTATTGCTCATACCATACTTTGCGCGTTTTCTTTGCATTTTATCCTCTCTTATTTTTTCTTCTTTTTAAGTGTGTATGCTTCATTTTCTGGCGTATTTGGATCATCTGCAACAAACCTACCTTTCTTCGTTCTTGCTCTTACTCTTTCATATTCGCCATTATTGTGTGTCTTTGACGCAGTTTCTTTTTTGAAAAAAAAGTTTTTTATAACTGTCCACCATTTCATAGTAATTTCCTTCTATACGAAAAACTTTGTAATTACAATTGATCCAAGTATAAATGGATAAACTCCCCAAATCAAAGTTTCTAATCTTTTAAATTTTTGAGAACCCTCGTCCAATCTTTTTTCAATATACTCATATCGGATTGCACACTCTCTTTCGTGGGCTTCTATCTTAGACAGAGCGTTTGTAGATTCACTCATTTACTAATACTTCTTCAGCTTTTTTCATTTAATTATTTTCCTAAGAACCTATTTTTTTCTGTACTGATGTTGGTGTTACTTTTTCAGCTATTTGAGCATCAAGACTTGCTTTTATTTCTGTAACTGTATCAGAACCTAAAGCTTTTTCTACCCAACCTTGTACGTCAGCTTTTGAGACACTAGCAAAGGCTTTGAAGCTCGATAGATCAGAAGTATCTAGTGGTTGTTTTTCTAATATAGAAGCAGTTTGTGGATCGCCATTAGCATCGTTATTAGCATCATCAGTTGCTGTTAGTTTCCAATGTACTTGATGAATAACATCTGCCTTACTATCTTTTGTTGGATATGTATCGACAGTTGAAACATCCCATGTGTATGATATTGCCATATTATGCTTCCTCTAATGTTTTAATTCTTGCTTCAAGTGCATCATTCTTATCACTTAGTTCTTGGATTGCTTTGACTAATAAAGATGTCATTGTGTCGTATTTAACACCTTGTAGATTATCTTTAATCTTATCGCCTACTTTATAAGTAGCTAACTTAGGACTGACATCAAAAACTTCATCAGCAATGAAACCTATATCTTCAGTTCCATGTTCTACCGCATCTTTCCAATCAAATTCTCTTGGTTTTAATTTCATGACATCACTAAGACCAAGTGACATATCCACTATATTTTCTTTTAATTCTCTAAGTGATGTAGAGTTGGTGATAGTTCCATTAGAACTTGAGTTTAGGTTTCTAAATCCACTACCCGCTAAATCTGTTGAAAGTATAAAATTGTTCGCTCTTATTGAGCCAGCAGACTCAATACCATTACCAGACATTCCATTATCTGAGGTTTGTCCTACAAGCAAACTAGAGTGTGCTATAACTCTTTTGTTATTAGAAATAGTAATAGCTGTAGCTGGGTTACCATTGTCTGCTACTTGGAAAACAATCTCTCCTTTTTGTGATGCACCATCACCTGACCCTTGCTGTGCAAAAATTGTAGCAATTCTTTGGTTTTCAGATGAGCCATCTGTCTTAAATATAAGACCAGTATCGCCTTGACTTGATCCTGAGTCTGTAAAAAATGTAATCGTTTGGCTTTGCCCACCTGAGAAAGTTGCATTTCCACCTTCAGACATATCAAATGAAAGAGGAGTAATAAAAGAAGAGCCATCAATACCTTGAAATTTCAAATCTCCGTCAGCAACGATAGACTGTATTAATGCATCATTCCCATCTTTCTTTATTGTTGCGTAGGTTGTACCGCCATCTTGGAATCTGACTTCACCACTATCGTCAGCATCTAATCTTATATTACCCGCCACATCTATATCTAAATCACCGCTAGATAAATCTATTTGTGTGCCATCTATTGTTATGTTGTCTATTGATACACCCGCATCAGCAGTAACAGCACCAGTGACACCTAGAGTACCACCGATAGTTGCATCATCTGTAACTGTTAAATCGTCTTCTACTTTCAAATCAACGACATTCAAACTTGCAAAAGCATCAGTTACTGCCGCACCTGAACCAGCACCATCTAAATAAACAGCTTTTACATCACCAGCTGGTATGGTCACATTTGCGCCACTACCTTGTGAGATTATTATGTTTTGCGAACCACTAGTAGCATTTTCGATAAAATGCAGTCTACTCATAGTGTTTGGTGCAATTGTAATCGTACAAGCTGAATCTAATGTGCCAGTATATTTTATGTATATTGCTCTGCCAGGATCGGTTGCACCATCAGCTACAGTTGTTGTATGTGTGTCAGCGTTCGTCGTTATTGCTTCTGTCCCGAAACCCAACGCCTCACCTATCAATTCTAAATTGGTATTTGTGTTATCTCCCCAAGTTCCACTAGCATCTCCAGTTGCCATTTCGTTGAGTCTGAGATCATTTACATAAGAACTTGCCATCTATTTACTCCGTTTTTGGTAAATTACAAATTAATAATCATACTATAAATCATGCAGCAACATCAGTCCAATCTGGAGACTGTGTTTCTGTAATATCAGAAAAACTTGAGGATTGTGAATCATCAACATCATTAAAACCTGAAGATTGATTTTGGTCTATATCTGTCCATTGTATTCTTATTGTACCTACAAGTCCTGTCATAGCATCCAAAGAAACTGAAACATTATTTTGTGTAGTAATAGTTGGTGTACCCAAAGCACTCGTAGATGCTACACCTGTTACGTTAGTTACAGAATTATGGTTTACAGTTACAGAACCAACTGCACTTGTGGCAACCACCCCTGTTACTGCAACATTTGCCTCTCCATCGACATCTACACTTACAGATCCTAATGTGCCTACTGCACCTGGTACAACTGCAATCGCTTGAGCATTTACACCTGCTGTTGGTGCGCCTGTAGTTGCTGATAGGCCAGATACAGACACATTTGCTTCACAATCAAGTGTTACTGACCCTAATGAGCTTGTTGATGATAAACCTGAAACAGATACGTTTGATGCTGCGTTTGTAGATGGAGTGCCTAGAGAACTTGTCCCCAAAACACTGGATAGTGTTACATTTGCTTCTGCGTCAACAGATAAAGAACCAACTGCGCTTGTAGCAGAAACACCACTAATACTTACAGATACGGAGTCACTACCCCAACTACCTGATCCCCAAGTACCTCGACCCCAACCTGCATCAGGCATCGTATTAAGCTATTCTGATGATAGCTGTTGAAGCTGCTTTTGCTGGAAAAACTACTGTAAAATCGCCTGCTGTACTTGTTTTATCTCCACCGAAGTCAATAGTAGCAACTGATTTGTCGCTGTTGGTATCGTTGTAAATCATACAACCTCTAGCTGTTATAGTAGCTGTACTGAAAGTAAGATCAGCAAAATCTGTTACTGCTGTTGTACCTGTAGAGCTTGGCGTGACATTCGTCAAAGCAGCACCACCTGATGTGTAGTTAGTACCTGATGCTTGCCCTGTTGTTGTAAAAGCGGTTGTAGTCGCTCCTAGCGTTGCTGAACTTGTGTATAGAGCTAGTTTGAATGAGTTACCAGAACTGTTTGTAAAATTGTGTGTAGCAGTTAGAAGCTCAACCTTAAAACTCGTTGTCAGTGTGCTAGTTATAGCCATATTTAGATCCTCTTAATAATTTCAGCTAAGTCTTCCTCGCCTGCTTTAATTAGCTCTTGTATCAAACTAGCTTTATAAGATTTTATAGCATTTTTAATATAAATCAAACAAACCTTGTAAATTAAATCCTGATAAGCTCTTGCTTGCTCTTTTACATGTGGCTCATTGTCATCTGAATAAGAGCATATTTTTTCTACAAGCTGTTGCGACCAAAATTCAGGTGGATGACCACCATATTTAGTTGTTGATACCTCAACCAGTCCTAATTCTGGTTTACCGTCAGGTGTAATTTTGATTACCATTTATTCGGCTCTCCTACTTTGTTTTTTTTCAAATGACTGTCGTATCTATCCATCAAAACAACCTCTTGCTGTTTTTGCGATGTCTGTACTTGGCTTTTGTTAAAAACACGATAATTGTTGTTTTTATCAGCAAGTATGACCTTTGGATCATCTAGTCTGTGATAACCATATAATCTTTCATCACCTGGTATAGCTGTATCTAATAAATATGATGAATTAGCTACTTCTACAGTCATGCCTCTTTCCATAGCTTTACACAACCAAAACTCAACGCAAGCTCTGCCAGACTCAGCAAAATGTAAATTACCCTTGTATGTAAAATCTATACCGAACAATTTAAGCGTTCCTACTTTACACCAAAGGGCAAAAGCTATTGCGTATGCAACTGTATTGTTAAGATAATAACACCTGAACTCCGATACTATTTCATCTATCGGATATTCAATTAATCCTGGACACCTTTTATCTAATTCACACGTATATATTGGGCCTTTGTGTGTCTTACATATTTTTGCCATACTTTTAGTTTGACCACCAGCATCATCAGAATCTAAGAATCTACTAGCAGGATCTAACATAAATATACGATCATGAAATATGACATCAGCTACGGCATTTATTGCCCATACTTCGTCAAAATGTACTCCGTGGGATTTTGCAAGATTGTAGTCAAACCAACTTTTGCCCATGCCGACAATAGCTACAGTCTTGCCCTCAAGTTTCTTGATAGGCTTCATACTTTCTCCTTTATATTAACTTACTTGTGAGCGAAGGGAATCATAACGATATTCATCTCGTCTTCCTCTAGCCTCTGCTCTATTCTTCAATCTATCTATACTCTGTAAAAATCTTTGTTCGTAAGTATTGAGTAAATCTTGTTCACCCTTCATGAAAGTATAAGCCTCAACTAAACAGCCGTATAATAATGCTTCTCTAGCATTTTGCGATAGCCAAGTGCCACTTGTATCGGTAACAAGGCTCGTCGGTTTGTAAAGATAATGCAACTCAACAGAATAATTTGAGTCGGGTACAGGCGCGACAACAATAGTAGAACCATCACTTGAAGAAGTGCTGAATTCTTTATCGAAATCTGCGTAGTATAAAGGCAGTCCTCTCAGACTGGTATCAGCAATGTCAGGAACGTATTCCTGCATAAAGCTGGGGTGTTTCTTTTCTAAAAAATTATAATCACTTGATGAATCAATGACCGCAAGTGAAAAACTCAGAACAAAATTACTAGGGCAGGTCAAAAACCTGTTACCTGCGGTAAAGCTACCTATTTGATTCCTTCTAAAAAAATCAAACTGTACGAGGTTAAATATTCTATCCTCAGTATTTTTTACAAAATCAGCAATGGTATTATTGAACGTAGTTTCATTATTGTTCGTATAATTTTGTATTAGGGTTGTTAATTCTGAGTATGTCATGTCGTAATTGTAACTGTTCCAAGTGCTGAAGTCATTTCGGTAAGAGAAAAATTAGACCCTAATATTGATGAATTCATACATAAAAAATTGGTGCTACTACTGTTAAATACATTCGCATCGCTCACCACAACGAACCCTTCACCAACTTCTGCATCATTGTTTGGTCTTGGCTTATATAATGCCTCTGAATCATTGACAACAGGTAATGGTTCTATTTGTGGTGCTTTAGGTTCATAGCAGTCAGGACAAGTTTTAAAACCGTTCCATTCCTCTCTTAATTGACCTAATTTATACTCAAAACCACATCTATCGCATAGTCCAAGTGCAAATTTTCCAGTTGCATAAGACATCAGTAACTACTTCGCATTGATGGCTTTATTCTGAAGGAGGCACGATCTTCATCCTGATCGGCTGCCCTCCTAAACTCCTCTTCGTAGATTTCTTTGAGCATGCTTGTTTTTTCTGGTGCGCGTTTGACAGACAGGTAATATGCTAATCCTGCTGTAAAACAAGGAAAAAATCTAAATGGCATATCCATTGTATTTCTTGCTGTATCTGCATCGTCCATCCTTACTAACTTGTTAAATACTAAAATGTCTGTTGAGTTTTCAGGTGTAGGCCATACTTTAATCGCAGGAGTAGTCAATTTATCAAAAAAGAATTGAGAAGGTCTGCCCTTCTGAGTTTTAGTAGGTATGTTTAAATATTCTGATCTACTTATTCTGGTTATATTGGTATCTGTATCAACACTATTGACTGTTCGACGCACCACCATATCTAATAAATCAATCACGTTTGAATTAAGACTGTAAGATGCTTGTCCTTCTGTGACAGTCTGCGTTGCTTGCTCAATCGTCCATTGATTCAATCCTCTGTTTGCCCATTCAGCTAACATGAGGTTTATTGATCTTTTAGCTGTCTTTAAGTCATAGCCAGTTCTGAGTTCTAAACCGCATCTTTCATACGCTTCTTCTATAAACTCTGTAACATTAGGCTCAAAGTTTGTACTGCCTGACAAAGCCATTATTATTTACTCTTTGTTTTCTTTTTAGTTTTTTTCTTTGCAGCTTTTTTCTTTTTTGGCATGTTCAGATAAATTCTTTCATCTGCTTGAGGTTCTTCTGGTCTAACTTTCGCTGCCTTTCTTGCAGCTAGTTTTGCTTCCATTTCTTTTTCTGCTGTAGTTTTCTTTTTAGGCATGTTTGCTCCTAAGAGATTGTTGTTACTTTGCGTCTATCTTTCATAACTTTACCACACCCTTTTGCGATGAATCCACCGTTTTTCATTTTGACGCGGTTCTGTTTTCTCATTTCACCGCCCATATTTACTCTAACTTTTGCTTTTTTGGTATTTGCTACAACTGTTTCACCTTTTGCACCTTCTCTTTTTTTCTTATTAGCAGTTGCAGCTCTTTCTCTTTTTGATAAACTTCTTGCTTTTTTTTCAGGCAAACATCTATCTGGGTTTTTTTTATCTTCACTTGTTCCACACGGCCCTTTTATCGAACCATCAGTACCAATTCTGACCCAATTTTGTTCTCTCCATTCTTTGAGTTGACCCATTATCTAAGTCTCTCTTTCATTACTCTACCTTGTCCACGCACTTTGAAAACTAATCCACCGCCTGCTTTTTTAACTCTTTTCTTACCTTTTGCACCTTTTGCATAGTTTGGATCTTTACAATACTTGGATGCTGCCATATTTGCATACGCGCTGGGATATGTATCAAAAGTTCTTTTTGCCCAGGCTTTACCTTCTGGACAAATCTTACCACCACTTTTCGCTTTCTTTTTTGCCATTATTTTATCCTACCATATTTTTTTCTTATCGCGTCTTTACCTCTTCTAAATATCTCTGCTTGTTTTGGTTTACCGCCATATTTTGATCTTTGTTCACCAACAGTTAATATTTGTATCAATCTTGCAAAAGGTTTTTTTGTTCTTTTTACTTTTTTGACTGTATCTATAGCATCTTGCACTGTCGCATATTTTATTGAAACAGTATCTTTCGGATTTTCGTCTGTATATAAACGTCTTCCGCTACCTTTTGGTTTTTTACCTGTTCCTACCTTTGGATCTCTTTTTTTCGCCAACTAGCATCTCCATTGTCTTCTTGACCAATAATTAGCTTTGGTTCTGTCATCACCTAAGTTTTTACTTCGCGCACAATAAGCCTTTCTTTTTTTTGGGTTGTTTGGATGTGCGCCTAATTTAGGATCGCCAAATGTTACACGTTTTATTTTACCAGAAGCAGGTTCTCTAACAAAAACCTCTCTAGTTTTTTTACCATACCCAGGAGAACCTTTTGAGATCCTCCTGGGTTTGTTTAGAGTTACCTTTTTACCTCTATATTCAGCCATCAGTAATTTTTGTTTAGCACCATAATTATTGAATAGGCATCACCGCTAGAGTGTCCAACAGTCGTAAAATCAATATCTCCAGTCACTCCAGAGCCAGCATTGTTTGGTATACCGCTAAACCTGTCGTCATAGTATTCGTCGCCTGTACTATCAGCAGGAAGTGGTATTGCCAGTACATTCGTAGAGGCATCAAATTCAATATCAACGCCCATACCTCTAGTCGCCCAATAAATACGTGCTATTGAAACGCTAGTGCATGACTGTCCCAAAGTGTTTTTTGATAACGCTGAAACATCAACTTTTTTAACCGATGATTCACCAGTACCATCTGACTCATTGGTAAATTTTAAGATAGCAATCTTTTGACCATCTTGAATGGTTTGAGAAGTTACTGTATCTGCCATTGTACTCTCCTATCTTTCGATGAGTACGTTGACGTAATCAATTGTCATAGTTTGCGCTGAAGCCTCACCGTTTTGTATGCCAAATGATACAGTTAATTCCTCATCATCAGGTAGATTTGTATTTACAACACCAACTGGTTCTGCATTATTTACTGCATAAAATACTTTTGATGCGTCTGGATCAATAAACCAAGCTACAGTTATAAAAGTATCGTCTTCCATTGTCGCTACATCTTCAGTTGTAGTGTTGCTGTTATCTTTCTCAACAAGAAAGTCTAGTCCTGCATCTCCGTCTGCTGAGATAAAGAAAACACCATCAGTAGTATCAAGAGGTGTAGTATCAGTAATACCTAACCCCATAACAAAGTCTGATTGATCTACATCGTTAACTTTAAATCTAGCTGAGAAGTATGCTCTCTTGCTAGTGCTTAATTTAAATGATTCGCCTTTTAGTTGTAGAAAGTCTAAATCGTTATCAGCATCATCATTTGTAATTAACAAAGCTCCACCAGCTTGTGATGTAAGAGCCTCACTGGCGTTACCTGAACCAGCTTCTGTTGTAGTTATTGTCCAATCACCAGAATTGTAAGTCATGAAGTCATTGAAGTAACCATAGTAAGTCTGATCCGATGGATATGGTTGGAACATCGGTAGATTTTTTTTGTTTTTACTAGCAACAGTATTACCTGCCCATAGTATTAAGTTTTGAAAATGTGGATTAGCCATTATGAACTCCTTTATTTTGTATTAATGGAAACCGAAACGGCCCTCATTAAGCTAATTAAACACAATATCATCTTACTCTGTATGGTAAAAAAAATAAACCTTTTATAAAGGTATAAAAAAAGGGTGCAAATGCACCCTTTATCAGTAGTTGAGTGATAAACCCTACTGGAGGTTCAATTAAGCTCCTTGAGAACCGAATACAGCTCTAAAGTTAGAGTACCCGAAAGAGTATCTTTCTCTAGCTTTGTATCGCATGTTACCTGTATCAAAATCACCTTCTAACGCTGTTGACATTGGTGATCTTTCAAAATGCTTGAATCCATCAGGACAATCTGTCTTGAGGAAGAAAGCATCTGTATCAGTTAGGTAGTGGTTTACTACGTAACCGTCAGGAATCATTGCTGTATTTCTGATTGCGTTTACATCGTTATCAGATGTTCCTACTCGCCCTGGAGTTTGTAGAAGTCTATCTGCAACGAATACAAGTTGAGGAGGAACGATTAGTTTCATACCTCTCAAAGCAATATTGAGTCCACGATCATCTGTAAATGTGCTAATACTGATTAGCGCATCTTCAAGTGATGTTTCATTCAAGTCTGCCATAGTAGTCGCACGGTTTGCTAGTGTGCCACCGCCACTTAGAGGGTGGTCAGTTGCAATCAACACTTTACCGTCGCCACCTGCAACAGAGAACGCATTGTTCAATACTGCGGCTGCTTTGATTTGCTTGGTATTGGCCATAGAACGTGCAAGAGCTTTAGTGTATCTAGCTCCTAAACGGTCATATAGATTATCCTCTACCGCCTCTTCTGTTAGAGCAAAAGCAAGTGCTACAGTTTCGTGAGTGTAACGTGAAGTATAACCTTCGGAAGCGTTGTCAAATCTGACACCAGTTCCTTCTGCTTTTACTTCTGCATTACCGAAACCAGATATAAGAACTTCTTCTTCAAATGCTCGATCTGAAGTTTCTGTATCAAATATCTCAGCATGTTCTGCTTCGTATCTGGCATATTCCATCCCGAACAGGGCGTTTAAACCAGGCTCTAGTTCTTTTGCTAATTGTGAACGATTAATAGCCATTATTTATACTCCTGTTACTGTGGTGTAGAAATGCTCATTAATGTATACGATTGCATTTACGTTAGCTGAACCTGTAGTGCTGTTGTCTGGATCAGTAGAGAATCCAACGATTCTAAACTGAGCAGTAGTAGCTGCTGTAGTAGAACTAATTTCAGCAGCAGACATACCAGTTTGTGTTGAACCAGAAGTGTAAGCCAACTCTACGTTGTTACCTACAGCAGTCTGAGCCAAAGAACCAGTACATTGTACTTCAAACAGAGTATCAGGATCATCTTCAACAAATGCTACAATATCCGAAGATGCTGTTTGACTAGGAAAATGAGATGAAAATACAACCTCACCTGAACTATTCGTAAACTTGCATCCTCTGAATATTCCCAATAAAGTTGTTGCTGCACCAGCTACTAGAATAGTACCTGTGTTCAGCATTTTTACTGGATCGCCCGAAAAGATATTTCCAGTTGCGCCAGAGGCAATTTCATACTCAGTAACGCCACAATTGTTGTGTGCGCTACCTTTCTTACCTACTGAGCGAAACCCGAAAGGTGCATCTTTATTTGCCATAATGAATATCCTTTATTCAATGCTAAAAAAATAGTGACAATTAACTTCTATTGCCACCGCCAAAAGTCACGCTTGATTTTCTCTCTGGTTTTAAAATCGGAGAGCTTGGGTCAGATTCTTTCATTAAATCATTGTCAACCGCATCTTGTTGCGTTTGAGCGCGTCCTTGAAAGTAGGCGTTTCTTTCTTCTCGCGTTTCATTTGGAATCTTTGCCAATAACAAACCTCCCACGGATACAACACCTGCATGCTTTCCATCGTCAAGCGTAGGAATCTCAAAATCACCTATTTCCTCGGCTCTAACAAGGTCAAAACCTTCTCTTAGCCTAGAACTTACGTTTTTCTTATCTTCCTGTCCAACGATTTCGGCTCTTATCCACCTGTATTCGTAACCTTCAGGTGCAGGTGGCGTTTCCAACATTGATGGGGGTCGCCACGGTTTGCGAGCATCACTTTTAGCTCGAGTTTCTGCAGAACGTGGAGTTCTGTTGTTTGTTGATGCTTTTGCATCTGTATTCATATTATTTGCCATAATTTTTTTCTACCTTCTGATATGTTTTGCATATTCTTTCAGAGGCACATTCAAACGCCTCGCCATTTCTACTTCACTCTTGGTAAGTTTAACTTGTTTCTTTCTACCAGAGCTTTCACTTCTACCTGCTGGTGCAACAGTTTGCTGCACTTTCGGCTTCGTTGTAGTTTCTACATCATCTTCAAATTTATGTGGAAACTCGTTGCGAATACGTTTGTCAAGTTCAGAATAGTACATTGGATTGTTTGCGTCAATTCCTTCCTCGTTTGTTAGTATGTCATGTATGGTAAAAGCAGCAGTTGTCATAACTTTGTCCGTACCAAACCACTCGTTCTTATTTGCCCACTCTTCCGCTTTAGGATCAACAGCTTTCTGCATTTGCTGTCGATTCATATTTTGTGGTTGTACTGGAGGGGCTTGGTTTTGAGTTTCTGGTATCATTTTAGTATTTGCAAGTTTACTTTCTTCAATATTAATTTTATCAAGTATATCTTG